GGCTGGTGACAGGATCCCGAAGCTCCGTGTTCGTGCTCGACGTGGACGCGGGCAAGCACGGCGAGGAGAGCCTAGCCGCCCTGGAGCGGGAGCACGATCAGCTGCCGGCCACGACCCAGGTCCGGACGGGCGGCGGGGGAAGGCACCTCTACTTCGCCTATCCACGTGACCGCGTCATCCGCAACACCGCCGGCACCCTCGGAGTTGGATTGGACTCCAGGGGGAACGACGGTTTCGTGGTCCTCCCACCCTCAAGCCACCCAAGCGGCGGGGTGTACGCCTGGGTGACCGCCCCATGGGACACGCCGCCGGCCAAGGCCCCGGACTGGTTGATCATGCGCCTCCGGGGGGACCCGGACCAGGGCATCCCCGAGGGGCCGATCCCCGAGGGCGAGCGGAACAGCCGACTGACCCAGATGGCGGGGTACCTCCGGCGGCGGGGGCTGGACGAGGGTGTCATCCTGTCGATGCTCCGACCGTTGAATGAGCAGTACTGCCGGCCACCGCTCCCGGATGATGAGCTTCAGCAAATCGCCAACAGCGTGGCCAGGTACGCCCCGGCCGACCCGGTGACGGGGGTCGTGGCGGCCGGGCTGGATCCCCTGACCCGCTACAGCCAGCGGGACCGGCCGCTTACGGACCTGGGCAACGCCGAGCGCTTCCAGGACATGTTCGGCGACCGGGTGCGGTTCGTCCCGGCCTGGGGCCGGTGGCTGGTGTGGGATGGACGCCGCTGGGCATCCGACGACGACGGGACCGTACAGCGCATGGCCTACGAGGTGGCCCGGTCGATCCAGGTCGAGGCCGCCAGCCACCCGAGTGCCAAGGCGAAGGCCCACCTCTTCCGATGGGGAGTGAACACTGAGATGGGCGGGCGCACAGATCTCCTACTCCGGAAGGCCGAGGCCCTGGGGGGCGTGGCGGTCCGGGCCGACCGGCTGGACGCCGACCCCTGGGCGCTCAACACCCTGGACGGGACCCTCGACCTGCGAACGGGGGAGGTCCGGCCCCACGACCGGGCAGACCTGCTCACCAGGCTGGTCCCGGTGCCCTGGGACCCGACGGCAACCTGCCCCACGCTGGTGGCCACCCTGATGATGGCGTTCGACGAGGACATGGACCTGGTGGCCTGGATCCAGCGGGCGTTGGGCTACAGCACCACCGGGATCACCAGCGAGCAGTGCTTCTTCATCTGCTGGGGCGAGGAGGGGCTGAACGGCAAGAGCACGGTGCTCGAGGCCGTCCAGCGTACCCTGGGGTACGACTACGCCTGCATGACCGATCCAGTGCTGGTCACCAGCGCGGACCATGGGGACGCGGGCGTGCAGACCAGGCTCGCTCAGCTGCAGGGCCGGCGGCTCGCTTCGATGAATGAGTTCGGGGAGGGTAACCGAGTCAACGCGGCCCTCCTCAAGCAGCTGACGGGTGGGGACACGGTGCAGGCGAAGTTCATGCGCCAGGATACGTTCGAGTTCACCCCGCAGTTCAAGCTCTGGATACGCACCAACGAGAAGCCCGAGATCACCACGGTGGGGGCAGCCATGTGGCGGCGGGTCAGGCTGGTGCCGTGGGTCAGGCAGATCCCCGAGGGCACGCGGCGGCCACGGCACGATGTCGATCGGGCACTGGACGCTGAGGCACCTGGGATCCTCGCCTGGCTGGTGGCGGGTGCTCGAGCTTGGTATGGGACGGGGTTGGGGGCGTGTGCCGCGGTCGACCAGGCCACGGCCTCGTTCCGCACGGAGCAGGACACCGTGGGCCGGTTCCTCCTGGAGTGCGTGGAGCTGACAGGCGATGAGCGCGACCAGGTTGACACCCACAACCTCTACCGGGCATTCCAGGGCTGGTGCGAGGACGAGGGGGTCAAACGCCCGCCCACCCTGGCCTGGTTCGGGCGCCGGCTGGGGGCCAATGGACGGTGGCGGGAGGCCACGCGGGGCGCCAACACACAGGGGGAGGGCCTGTTTCGACGGGGTTACGAGGGCGCACGGCTCACTGAGGTATGGCAGGCCAGGGCGCAGAACAGGTTTTGAGCTTGAATAATTGACATAACAGCGTCTATAATTGACATAATCGGCATAATCGGCATTTGGGTACTTTCCCCTTTAGTGTGTTAACAGATATCTCGCGTAGAGCTAAGTGTAAAAAGGCGAAATGCTGATTATGCTGATTGTGTCAATTATGGGCGGGGCTGGCTTCGTGTGCTGCCACATGAGCCGCTGTCGCCCTTGGTTGTGGTAGACCGAGAACAGGGGTATAATTGACCACAGTAAGAGGAGACGTGTTCTATGGGCAAGACCAACAACCCGGCCGGCAGCTCGAAGCGTGCCCGCAAGGGCGACGCACTGCGGCTGACTGAGACACTGCGGGCAACCCTGGCTCGAGAGGAACCGGGGGCCGCTGCCTTTGGCCTTCCGACAAGGCGATCGGAGCTGCTCGCCGAGCTGGTCACGCGGCTGGTGCTCACGGGTGAGACGACGCTGCTGCCCGACGCCACCGGGTCCCGGCGGACTGTCGAGTTGAGTGCCATGGCGTGGGCCGACTTCGTGAAGTGGCTGTACCTCCGGGTGGACGGGCAGCCGCCTCAGCAGGTTAGGCTCCCAGGCGAGGGTGACGGTACCCCAGTCGCGGGCACCATCATGTTCGTGATGCCGGGCAATGGGCGCGGCGACGACACAGAGGAGATCGACGATGACACTACCGACCCTGACGCCGACGCCGGTGGGGACGCGGGCGTCGACACCAGCGGTTCGTGAGGACGACGAGCCGGTGTTCGACCATGCCTGTGATGCCAGGGGCGGTGACATTGTGTTCCTCCCGATCGGCACGTTGTTCTGCGCTGACTGTGGCGCCTGGTTCGACGAGCGGTGATGGTCGCCACTCTTGAGGTGCCTGGCGTGGAGATCGGGGTCGGCCGACAGCGGGTTGGTCCCCAGCATGGCCCGCAGACCCTTATGCTCACCACGCCGGCCGATATTGCCATCATCGGTGGGGCGGCTGGTGGGGGGAAAACTTGGTCGCTCCTCTACGAGCCGATCCGGCACGTGCGCAATCCGCGGTTCGGGGCAGTCATATTTCGGCGGACGTATCCCGAGATCAGCCTCGAGGGTGGTATGTGGGACGAGGCGCAGGAGCTGTACATTCCCTTGGGCGCCCAGTACAACGAGTCACGTTCCGAGGTCACCTTCCCGTCCGGGGCCCAGGTGACTTTCGCCCACATGCAGCACGACAAGGATAAGCTGAAGTATTATGGCAGCCAGATCCCCCTCCTTGCATATGACCAGCTGGAGACGTTCCTGGCGTCACAGTTCTGGTTCATGCTCAGCCGCAATCGGTCGACGTGCGGTGTGCGCCCCTACATCCGGGCATCGTGCAACCCCGACCCCGACAGCTTCGTGGCGAAGCTGGTGGAGTGGTGGATTGACCCCGACACGGGGGTCGCCATCCCGGAGCGTGGGGGTCGCATCCGCTGGTTCACGCGGCGGGGGGATGATGAGCTCGACTGGGATGACGACCCTAAGGCCCTGGTCGAGCGCAACCTAAGCGGGAAGATTCTGTCGCTCACCTTCATTCCGGCCGACGTGTACGACAACCGAGTTCTGCTTGCCAAGGACCCTGAGTACCTGGGCAAGCTAATGAATATGCCGCTCGTGGAACGGGAGCGACTGCTGCGGGGTAACTGGAAGGTGCGCCCCTCGGCCGGCAAGCTCATCAACCGGGCGTGGATCCCCATCGTGGAGGCCATCCCGGCCGGGGGCGAGGCGGTCCGCTTTTGGGACTTCGCCGCCACAAAGAAGCAACTGGCCGGTGACGACCCCAGCTTCACGGCGGGTGTGCGGATGCGGCGAGTGGGGGGCCAGTACTACGTGGATGACGTGGTAGTCGGCCAGTGGTCTCCGCCCGAGGTCGATCGGATCTTCCGGGCCACGTCGCTCAACGACGTCCGGCACCTGGCTCAACTGGGCACACGGTACGCGGTGGCCTGGGAGGTGGAGCCCGGGTCGGCGAGCATCCGTGAGAGCCATCGCCTGATCAGCCTGCTGGTCGGCATCCCGGCCGGCGGCCGGCCGGCGCAGGGTGATAAGGTCATGCGTGGGCGGGCGATGGCGAGCCAGGCGGAGGTCGGGAACATCCTGACCCTTCGGGCACCCTGGACCGAGGGGTGGCTGAACCACCTGCATGCCCAGCCCGATATCAAGCACAACGACCTGTGGGATGCCACGGTCGGTGCGTTCAACCGCCTGGCTGGCCTTGGCCCAAGTGGCAAGGCCACTACGATGAGAAGGTGATCCGATGACACTACCGCAATCACAGACGCAGCTGCAATCAACCCCACGTGATCTGGAGCGAGCATATAAGGCACTGCTGCGCAAGCTGGCGCCTTATACCCGACTGTGGCGCTACTACGACGGAGAGCAGCCCCTCGTCTACGCATCGAAGCGCCTCCGGGAGGTATTCAAGAATGTGGATATCCGGGTCGTAGAAAACTGGGCGGCCGTGGTGGTGGATGCGGTGGCTGACCGCCTCGACCTCGTTGGGCTGCAGGTTGGTGAGGCCGATGACCCCGTACTTGAGGATCTGTGGGCCGAGCTCGAGCTGGCCCTGGTTGCCAAGGACGTCCACCTGGCCACGCTGGTCATCGGGGAGGCGTTCATCATCGTGGGCGAGGACGAGGACGCGGAGCCCAACGCCCACGGCATCACGGCGTATTACAACGATCCGCGCATGTGCCACGTTTTTTACGACGCCGAGAATCCGCGGGTCAAGGAATTCGCGGCGAAGTGGTGGGTGGACGCGGACCTCAAACGCCGGCTGACCCTGTACTACCCCGATCGCCTCGAGCACTACGTCAGCACGGGTAGGGCAACCGATGTGACGGGGGCGACATCGTTTCACCCGGACGTCGAGACCCCCACCGAGCTCAATCCGAGTGGGGTCATCCCGGTGTTCCACTTCCGATCGCAGCGGCGGACGATCAAGAGCGATCTTGAGGGCATCTTGACCGTGCAGGACGCGGTGAATAAGCTCCTGGTGGACATGCTGGTGGCTGCCGAGTTCGGGGCATTCCGGCAGCGCTGGGTCATCTCGAACGCTGACCTGGCTGAGCTCAAGAGCTCGCCATATGAGCACTGGTTCTTGCCGGCTGGGGACGGCCTGGGGCAGCAAACGCAGGTGGGGCAGTTTGAATCCAGCGACTTGGACAACTATTTGGAGGCCGTTGAACACCTGTCCACCGACATCGGGCGCCTTACCCGCACGCCCAAGCACTACTTCTTGATCCAGGGCGGCGATCCCTCGGGTGAGGCGTTGGTCGCCATGGAGGCACCGCTTGTCAAGAAGGTCCGCGACCGGATCGCTTACTTCGAGCCCACTTGGATGGAGGTGGCCGCGTACGCGCTCACTTTGGCCGGGCGGGTCACGACCCGGCGGGACGTCACCGCGGTGTGGGGTGACCCGGAGACCGTGCAACCCTCGGTTGTTGCGGAGATCCGGGAGAGCACGGTTCGGGCCATGGTCCCCTTGGTCACGGCGTTGCGGTGGGAGGGCAAGACCGAGGACGAGATCGACCAGATGTTGCAGGACAAGCAGCAGGACAACGCGGCTAACACAAGGTCCCTCGCGTCTGCCCTCGTGGAGGCAGAACGTCGGTCACGACAGGCGCCTGAGGTGCCCGGCGACGCGATGTAAGAGAAGGGGCAGACGATGAGTAAACCTCCAATTGGGACACCGGGGCTACATCTATCCTGGTTGCTGGGAGTGTTGAGATGAAGAAGATACTGAAGGCCCCAGTTCGTTTACTGTGCTGGCTGCTGGGCCTGCGCCTGCGAACACTACTGGTGACGGCCCTTACCGCTGGCGCTGTACTGGCGCTGCTTGCCAGCCCGCTGTCGTTGCTGGGGCGGGATTTCACAATCGCCCTGATTGCGTCTGTCCTGGACGGTTCGCCCCAACCGGTCGACGACATCGACTCCGCCGGCGGGCAGCCCCTGGAAGGAACATGGGGCATAGATAGCAACTCCCTCTGGCTGGTGGATAGGGCGCTAGAGATCGTGCCCTACTTCTCCTACGAGAACTTCACGGCCCAGGCCACCTACCCGGTCTTCCTGGCTTTCGTTCCCAACGCCGATCAGCGATCCTTTCACGTGCTGGGAACGACCCAGTGGGGAGGACGCATCCGAATCAATCTTCGCTACCTGACGACCGACCGCGCCGACGCGCGCGATATCTACGCCACCCTGATCCACGAGCTGATTCACGCGCAGGGCATCCCCTTCACCTACGGCGGCCCCCTGGTCACCGAAGAGACGCGCATCCGCGTCGAGGGCATGACCACGGCTGGCACGATCGAGATCCTAGCGGCCATCTGCAACTATCGGGAGAACGACCTCGCCTGCCCGACTTTCTGGCAGGAGACCGGCGACCTGGCCCGGACATCGCTCCAGGTGCGTCTCCGGTCCCTGGGACTGGACCCGCTCTACCAATTCATCTCGGATGCCCTCTGGCGCGACGCCGATATGCAGAGCCGGGCCGAGAAGGCCATGCGCTTCTGGGGGACCCGCCCCGAAGAGCTTGCCTATATTCAGACAGCCTATGGGGCATTTCCGTGGAGCGAGTACGTCGTCCCCGGCTTCGCCGGGAAACAGCTCCCGACCGGCGTCCTGCAGCCGCTGGAAAGACCCGGCCAATTCCTTGTGGTGTTCGCAGACTTCGACGACACCCGCGCCATCATGGGGCCGCTGGGCCTCTGGGCTTCTGTCGTCACCTGGTTGCACGACTGGGCGCTGGGGCTGATGCCGTGAGGATGGCCTGGCTTGTCAGCTGCTCACGTTGTGGCCGTGAGGGTCTGCGAACGGACGGGGAGACCGTGGAGTGTCCGGGGTGTGGCCATATTGAAGCTGCCCTGGTGATCCGCAGCAAGGAGGCGCGCAATGCCATACGGGGTGTTCAAGATGGGACCGCCAAGCAAACCCTTCTGCGTCTTCAAGAAGGACGAGGAGGGGCTGCCCGTTGGAAACTCACTGGGTTGCCACCCGACGCCCGAGAAGGCGCGGGCGCAGATCACGGCGATCAACATGAACGAGCACATCAGAACAGGGGCAAGGGCTGGCCGGTAGGCGGCAGGTCACCCCGGCACGGGCGACGAGGCCTGCGACTGGCGGGCTCAAAGTCCGGTAGGAACCCGGCCGGCGCCCGTGCCGAGGTGGGGGTGGGGCGACATGCCTGACCCGTACCCCAACGCGGTTCGGGCTGCCCTCGCCCACAAGGCGAGGCTTGCGGCCCTGGAGGCAGCCACGGTCAGGGAGATGGCGGCCGCGTGGATGGGCGTGGAGGAGGTCCTGGGCGCCCGGATCACCGCCCTGGCTTACGAGGTTGCTGAGCTCCAGGCGGCCAGCGGGGCGGTGTCCGCGTGGCGCCTCTCGCAGCTGGACCGCTATCAGGCCCTGCTGGGGCAGGTCCAGGCGCAGGTCAGCCGGTTCAGCACCCTGGCCGCGGGCATCACGGCCGAGGGTCAGCGGGCGAGCGTCGACCTGGGGCTACGGAGCGCGGTGGAGGAGATCGGCGCGGTGTACCTCGACAGCGGGCTGGTCGTTGGGTCGTTCGAGCACCTGACCGTGCCGGCCGTGGAGAGCCTGATCGGTCGGGCGTCGGATGGTTCGCCCCTCAGCGACCTGCTCAGGCAGGCCTGGCCGGACAGCGCGCAAGGCCTGACCGACGCGCTCGTGCGGGGGATGGCGCTCGGCGACAGCCCACGGGTCGTGGCGGCGGCCATGCAGGATGGCCTGACCAACGGCCTCGACCGGATGATGACCATCGCCCGGACTGAGATGATGCAGGCGAGCCGGGAGGCCAGCCGGGAGCAGTACACGGAGAGTGGGCTGGTCAGTGGGTATAGGCGGATCGCGGCGCTCGACGCCTGCCTGGCATGCTACGCGCTCGACGGTGAGACCTACGACACCGACACCCTCATGGAGCTGCACCCCAACGACCGGTGCGCCATGATCCCCATTGTCGAGGGGCTGCCGACCCCCGACTGGGTGTCAGGGCAGGAACGGTTCGAGGCCTTGACCGAGGAGCAGCAACGGGGGATCATGGGGGACAGCCGGTATGAGCTCTGGCAATCGGGGGTGGTGGCCGACCTACACAACTTCGTGACGGTTACCCAGAACCCGCAGTGGGGGCCGTCCCTTGGGCTCGCCCCCCTGTCCGACCTCCCCGAGATCTCGAACCGTGTGGCGCAGTCCCCAACCGGCCAGGTTGGGGTATAATCAGGAGGGGGCAGGATGCCCCCTATCCAAGAGGGCGGGATGCCCGGAGGTGAACGATGTTCGGATTGAATGGTGTAGCCCTGTACCTGGACGCGGGCGCGGGAGGCGCGGCCGGCGGTGCCGGTGCTGATCAAGCTGGGAGCGAACAGGGTGGTAAGGGCGAGCAGGGGGGCGAACAGAGTGGCAAGGGTGGCAAGGGCGGCAAGCCGGCGCCGGGGGAGGCATACAAAACGTGGTTCGATGCCCAGCCTGACGACGTGAAGGCGCTTGTGACCACGAACGAACACGGTTTGCGGTCGGCGCTTCACGAGGAACGGGAGGGGCGCGCAACCCTCAAGGCGCAGCTGAAGGACCTGACCGCGAAGGCGGAGAAGGGGTCAGACTTCGAGAAGCAGCTGACCGCGGTATCGGCCAGGGTGGAGGAGGCCGACAGCCGGGCGGACTTCTACGAGGCGGCCCACGCTGCTGGGGTCACGAACCTGAAGCTGGCTTGGGTGGTCGCCACCAATGACAAGCTGTTCGACAAGAAGGGCAACCCGGACATTGAGGCACTGAGGAAGGGCTACCCCGAGCTCTTCGCGCCGCCGGCCAAGCGGCCTCTGCCCAGGCATAACGCCGGGGCGGGGACCGAGGACGTCAGCGCGCAGTCACACCAGGGGATGAACGAGTTCATCCGCAGGGCGGCCGGTAGGTCGTAGAGGTCGCCGCAGTCAAACCGCACCCGCGGTAACGGGTGCTGGAGGGAACAATGCCTTACGATACGTACATCAGCCGCAGCGACGCAGCTGCCCTCATCCCCGAGGGCGTCGCCGCGGAGATCATCCAGGGTGCGGTGGAGCAGTCCGCCGTCCTGTCGCTCGGCCGGCGCCTGCCGGACATGCCCTCGGGCGTGACCCGACAGCCGGTCCTAAGCGTTCTACCGTCGGCCTACTTCGTCACGGGCGTGCCCGCGGGCGGGAGTGGGAGCGGTGACGTCGACAAGGGCCTCAAGCAGACGACCAAGGCAATGTGGGACGCCAAGTACCTCAACGCCGAGGAAATCGCCTGCATCGTGCCCATCCCCGAAAACGTGCTGGACGATGCCTCCTACGACATCTGGGGTGAGGTTCGGCCCCGGATCGTCGAGGCGATCGGTGGGGTGATCGACCGGGCGGTCTTCTGGGGCACCGATGCCCCGGCGGCCTGGCCCCTCGACATCTACGATGCCGCTGTGGCGGCCGGCAACGTCTGCGCCCTGACCGACCCGTTCGATGCGGTCATGGGTGTGGGCGGCCTGATCTCCCTGGTCGAGGAAGATGGCTTCTTCGTCACGGGGCACGCGGCCGCGATCTCCACCCGAGCGGTGCTGCGCGGCCTACGCAGTGCGATCGAGGGCATCCCCCTCTTCATGACCCTGAACGGCGGGTTCTCGGGTGGGATGCAGCAGCCGACCAGGTACACCCTGGACGGACAGCCGATGATCTTCCCGCGCAACGGTGCGTTCGACGGGGCGCTGTCGGAGGTCATCACCGGTGACTGGACGCAGCTTGTCTACGCCCTCCGGAAGGACATCACGTACAAAATCCTCACCGAGGCGGTCATCACGGACGAGTTCGGCCAGATCGTGTTCAACCTTCCGCAGCAGGACATGGTTGCCCTCCGGGCGGTCATCCGGCTGGCCTGGCAGGTCCCGAACCCGATCAACCGGGTGAACGATGATGGGACCACGCGGTACCCGTTCTCTGTCCTGACCGTTCCGTTCGGCTCAGGCAGCTGAGCATGACCCGGCCCGTGAGGGTCGGGACGGCACGGAGGGTGGGGGATAAGGGCCGACAGGCGCCGTTGAACAGCCGGCCACGTCGGCCCACCCCACCCATACGTGTCGGTAGGCGGGCACCGGGGGTGGATCCCGCTCGCTTGCGTGAGCCCGTGTCCGTGCTCGTCTCAGAGCGGCACTTCCTCGACCATGTGGCACCTGTCTGGCACGCCCTGCCTGAGGAACGGCGCGGCGTGTTCCTGGTGCTGACCCCCGGTCTACTTCCCTACGCCGAGGCCCACGGGATCACCGAGGCGGAGGTGCTGAACTTCGGGAGGCACAAGGACCGAGCGGCGGGACCGATCCTGACGGCAGCCTCGGGGGATCTACGGCGGGTCATCGACCGGTGGGGGCCGGCCACCCCAATGATCTTTCAGAACCACGGCGCCGGCTTCTCGTGGGCCAAGCTCAACCACACAAGTTACGCCGGCGGTCGAGGGCGTCTGGACATGGTTGGTCTGTTCCTTGACCCGAACGAGTACGCGGCCAGGCGAAACCGGGCGTCCCACCCGAAGGCGATGGTGCGGGTGGTGGGCTGCCCCAAGCTGGATGTCTGGCACAACGCGGACCCGAAGCCCGTTGACCCCGCCGGCCCACTGGTCTGCATCAGCTTCCACTGGCCTTGCAGGGTGGTCCCGGAAACCGACTGGGCCTGGCCAACGTTCAGGAACGTCCTGCGCGAGCTGCCCCAGCACTTCCGGGTGGTCGGGCACGGGCACCCACGGGCAATCTCATTCCTGGCTAAGCAGTACGAGCGGGCGGGGTTTCCAACCCTGACCGACTTCGAGGACGTGCTCGCGCGCGCGGATGTGTACGTGAATGATAGCAGCTCCACGCTGTACGAGTTTGCGTCGCTGGACCGTCCGGTGGTGACGCTCAACTCACCCATCTACCGTCGGCACGTCAACCATGGGCTCCGCTTCTGGGAGCACGAGGGCGTCGGCGTGATCTGCAACGGGGCTGGGGATCTGATCAGCGCGGTCAACCAGGCGGTCGTTGACCCGCCGACCCAGCAGCGACTGCGCCACGCGGCCACGGAGGACGTATACCCCATCCGGGGACGGGCAGCGCAGGCCTCCATCGAGGCCATCATGGAGTTTTGCGGTGGATGATGGGGCGATTGTCTCCTTAGCGTTCGGTCAGCAGGCTCGCGCGTGCGTGGGCAAGAGCCTACGATCGCTGCGGGCCACCGGCTGCCGACTTCCATTCTATCTGGTGGGGGATGGGGCGCTTGTTGGTGCGACGAACATCAGGTGGACTGGTATGACCCCATTCGTGACGGTGGGGAAGGCGAGGTACTCGTTCCGGGCGGCCATTGTGAAGTCGGCGCTCTACGCCCTCCTGCCACAGCATGACCGGGTGCTGTACGTGGACGCGGATACGGTCTTCGTGGCCGACCCATCGGACTTTGGCCAGTTTGTGGAGGAGGCTGATTTCGCTATTGCCCTACATCAAAGCGGATGTACTGTCAACCACGTGCGACGGTGGTATGGCTACCACGAGACCGATGCTACGATTGCCCTGGCTGGGGACATCAAGGTGCCTAATTCGGGGGTGTTTATCTGGAAACGGTCGTTCGCCGTGGAGTTCATGTTCAAGACGTGGCTTGTGGAGTGGAAGCGCTTTCTGAATTGGGATGACCAGTTTCCGCTGATGCGTTCCATGTACTACACAGAAAAGCGCTATCCCGAATTCCGGCGGGCTGTGCTATCATTCGGGTGGAACAGTAAGACGTTGAAGGATGCGACCGTCATTCATCACTACTTTGGCTCGGGGAAGGCCGCGCCGGGCGGTTCGGCGAAGGCGCTTTGGGCCGGGAGGGTTCCGGTGGAGAAGCAACCCAAGAAGCTGCCCGTGAAGCGGCCGGCAAGGCGACCAGCAAGGCGACCGGCATTGCCGGTGAAGCGTGTGAGTGCAAGGTCAAGGCGACCGGTCCCAAAGCCCGCCCCGAGGCGACCGGCCCCGAGGCGACCGGCCCCGAGGCGACCAGTGCGACCCAAGCCGGTGGCGAGGCAGGCAGCGCGCAACAAGCAGATACGAACCAAGCAGCTGGCAAACCTTATGAAGGCCAAGAAGCCCGTTGACCCTCGCCTGACGCGTGGTCTGCCCCTACCTGCTACGCACATCCACGGTATCCCGGCATGGCAATCAGTCAGAGAGCTCGCGCTCCTGGAGAGCCTCGCGGCGAAGGTAGGCGCGGGGGAGCTGATCGTCGAAACCGGGACGCTATACGGGGCGACGGTCGCGACGATGGCGGCGGCTAACCCCCTCGCACGCATCGTGACTATTGACCTCTATCGCTGGCACCCGATGGGACCGTCCAGCCCAGCCCTTGTGGCAAAGAACCTCGAGCGCGCCGGCCTCCTGGACAATGTTATAATCCTGCAGGGGGATAGCCAGGAGCCCGCCCTGACTGGGCATGAGGCGGTCCAGGGGCCGATCGCCCTGGCGGCCATCGACGGCGGGCACACCTACGAGGTCTGCCTGGCTGATCTGGAGAACTATGGGGCACGGGCAAAGGTCATCGCGGTGCACGACTTCGCCAGCAAAATGTGGATCAGCGTGACGCAGGCCGTCACCACGTTCCTGATCCGTCACCAGGAGTATCGGATTGTGGGCCTGACGGACATGCTCGTGGTGCTGGCCCGCGTACCGGGGAGGTGATCGGTGGTTGACGCAACGTTCATCGCGCGTCTGCGGGGGATGGTCGCCGAACCGACCGTGGCGGTGTTCGATGACGCCTACCTGAGCGACATCATTGAGCTCTACTCCCTGCCCGACCCGGACGGCCTGGCGCCAAGCGAGGCCGGCTGGGTGGAGACCTATGACCTGCACGCGGCCGCGGCCGATGTCTGGCAGGAGAAGGCCGGCAAGCTGGCGGTCAACTTCGACTTCGCGGCCGACGGCGGAAACTTCTCCAGGTCACAGGCGCACAAGCAGATGATGGAGCAGAGCCGGTACCACATGTCCCGGCGGGCGCCCAGGACCGTCCTCTCGACGGTCGAGGTGATCACCGAGGATGACGAGGATGACGACCTCTAGAGGTCCTCTATGGATGCCTTCTCCGTCGACGAGCTGACCAGGATGCGCACCGCCCAGGACGATGCGATGATGGATGAGTGCTTCTTGGGCATGCGGGTGGAACTCTCCCGAGACACCTACGGAATGCCTGTCGAGGGCTATTCGTGGTCGGGGCCGTTCATCTGTGGGCTGAACCCCGGCCGGCGACACGAGGTCATGAACGGGACCGAGGTCGCCATGACCGACGCCGAGCTCCGGCTGCCGGTCAACACGGACGTGACCAACTTCGACCGGGTGCGGGTCACCAGGCGCTACGGCGAGACCCTGGCCTACCCGTTCACGTTCGCGGCGATCGGCGAGGTCAGGCAGGGGCCGAGCGGCATCCTGCTGAACCTTGTGTCGGTGACGTTCGGGGCCGGGGTGGGCATGCCCGGCTCGGGGAGCGGCGAACCCCTGCCGGGATCTGGGAGCGGGGCGCCCATCGGGAATGGGAGCGGCTCGGGGAGCGGTTCGGGCAGCGGTTCGGGTAGCGGTTCGGGGAGCGGCTCGGGCAGCGGCTCGGGGAGCGGCGAGCCGCCGGACCCACCCCCAACGATCCTATCTGTGGACCCGGTGACGGGGACGACCGCCGGCGGGACAGCAATTACCATCGCTGGGACTGACTTTGTGTCTGGCGCCACGGTCACCTTCGGTGGGATGTCGGCGACGGGTGTTGTGTTTGTGAGCTCTACCGAGCTCACCTGTGTTACACCGGCAGGGGCTGGGACCGTGGACGTGGTTGTTATCAACCCGGACGCCCAGATCGGAACGCTGGTGAACGGGTTTGTGTATGACCCCTACGCTGACTACCTGGTCTACGATAGCTTCACTGGCATGGACGGCGTTCATCTCCACGACCACACGCCAGAGAAGGCCCCCGTAGGCGCTGTATGGACGGACTATCCCGGAGTCTACACGATCCAGACGAACAAGGCGGCATCGCCTAACGCCGCCGATAGACAATACGAAGCCATCAACGCGGGCGATGCCGACGTCACGATGGAGTGTGACGTTACGTTCCCCAATCCGGCCAAGACCATTGGCCTGGTCGGCAGGCTTCAGGACGCAACGCATTGCTGGTTCTACGCCATCCATTCGACCCTGGTCGCCAGGATCTACAAGGACAACGTCGGCTTTGCTCAGCAGGCCCAGTCCACGGGCTTTACTGCGGTACCTGGGACGACCTATCACTTCAAGGTGGTAACGACCGGCAACGCCCACGACTTCTACATCGACGATGTGTTGATGTGCTCGATTGCCTCCGACGCCTTCCTGGCCACAGAGACAGAGTTCGGTTTCTGGATCAACGGCCCAACGGGCAACGAGCGCTGGGACAACTTCACGATCCTACCATGAGATGCTGCGGTGATCCCGCGAGGAGGGATCATGGCCGGTGATGCTGAGGTCAAGCTCTACCTGGATCACGTCAGGGTGGTCATTGGGCACGCCACCGAGCGGGGCATGGCCGCAGCCGCGTTCTACATTGAGGGCCAGGCCAAGATCAAGGTGACGGAGAACGACCAGGTGGACACCGGCTTCATGCGGTCCAGCATCTACGCCGTGACCAGGCAGGGCAGCAGCTTCAGCGCCGCCGAGAGCGACGCGGCGTCGAGGGCACCCCGACAGATGGTGTCCGAGGAGCCCCTGCCGAGCGACGCCATGGCCGCGGTGGTGGCCGGGGCGAACTACTCGATCTACCAGGAGATGCAGAACTCCTTCCTCTTCGCCGGGGCCGAGCGGGCGGCCGCCACCCTGGGCGCGGAGGTCGAGCGGGTGTTCAAGGAGGAAGTGCATGACTGACGCTGACCTGGCGATCCGCGCCATCCTGATGGGGTATACTGGTTTGACCTCGTTGGTGGGCAATCGCGTGTACGCGAGCACCGACCTGCCGGCGGGCTACACGCCGGACGATGGGCCAGCCGTGCTGTTCAACGTTCGAGGGGGCCAGGGGCCGGACGAGAGCGGCCTGATCACCTGGCCGTCATACCAGTTCAGGTCCTACGCCGCCACGGAGGCGGAGGCAAGGGAGGTGGACAGGGCGGTGTACGGCGCGCTCAACTTCACGTCGTCTAACCTGGTCAAGATGGCCCGGCTGGACGTCTACCCACAGCTGCTGCGGCAACCCGAGCCCGAACCGCAGTGGCCGTTTGTGCTGAGCTTCTACCGGGCGATCATCGCCAACCCCTAGGAGGTTGCAATGGGAACACCGAACGTCTTCAACATCCTCAAGTCGCAGGCCGTGCTGTGGACCGCACCGGTCGGCGAGCCGTTCCCAGACCCCGGCGTGATCCTTGCCGGGGATGACTGGGCCGGCAACTGGGAGCGCCTGGGTGCAACGAAGGCGCCCCTGGCCGCCAAGCTCGAAGTGGCTGAGCATGAGAGCCAGACCGAGGAGTTCCTCGCGGCCGTACGGCGCTTCAAGACGGGCGAGAAGTTCACGCTCGAAACCGTGCTCGCCGAGCTGACGGCGGACTACTTGGCGCTCGCCGCCGGCGGGACGCCCACCCCGGCGGGGTCCGGCGTGCCCTACGATGAGCTGGTGATCGGCAATGAGGCCTACTTGCCGGAGGCTGCCTGGGGCTTTGAGGGCATCCTCTACGACGAGGTTGGAAACATGACCCCGGTGCGGGTGTTCATCCCGCGGGCCACGGCCAAGATCAACGGTGACCTGAAGTTCAGCCGGCGCGACGATGACTACACGGGCATCCCGCTCGTCATCCAAGCTCTGGCGGACACCGAAGATCTAAGCAATCCGGGCCGGATCTTCGTGCTCCACTACGTGACGCCGGCCGGGAGCTAGCCGTGCGCACGGCGAAGGTTGCGATCGCCGGCCGCGACTACATCGTCGAGGCGCTTCCCATCCGTCCCGCACGGGAGTGGCGTGAGCTGCTCGAGGGGCGGATGGGGGCCGCCTTGGCCGCGTTCCGGGCCACGGCCGACCTGGCCACGCGCAAGTACGATGACCCGGACGCCCTGCTTCGCGACCTGACTAACGAGCTGGTCACCCACTTTGGTGGCGCGCTTAGTGTCATCGTCAGGTCGGTGGACACCATCGCCGACCTCCTGTTTGCCTACTCCCCCGCCCTGGCGGCCGACCGCGAGCGTATCGAGGTGGAGGGGCACGACGAGGAACTCGTGGAGGCCTTCGCGCAGGTACTGGCGCTTGCCTACCCTTTTGGCTCATGGATCGACGTGGCGAAGAGCCTTGGCCATTGGGGGACTACGATGAGGAAGAACTCATCCGAGGTCAGTACGGGGTCTGGGCAGATGAGCTCCAACCAGCCGAGCGCGCCGGCCTCCTGACCGCGTACAGTAGGCGGGTGCGCTGGGAGGCAAGGGTGCACGCGGCCGCCGCAAAAGTCTGGCGGCATGACCCCACGACCGCTGCCTCGACGTTCGGGGTGGATGCAGACGGGCGACCATTTCAGCGAGCATCGACGGCGAGGGGACTGGCAATGCTCGGGGTGAAGCGCAGGGCAAGGGTACACTGAGGCAACCATGGCCATAACACTTGGTGACGCAATTCTCTACCTGAAGGCCGACCGGTCGCAGCTCGACAGCGGGCTGGACCAGGCCCGCGGTGGCATCATGGACTGGGTTGGTGGCATCCAAGGCGCTTTGACATCCGGCCTCATGGGCGCTGTTGTTGGTGGAGTGATCGCAGGCGTGAACGCGGCGGCCGGCGAGGAGACCGCGATCATGCGCCTCGAGGCCGCGCACCGCGCGACCCAGGGCGCCGTGGGAATGACGATCGAACAGCTTAGGCAGCTCGCCACCGAGATGATGTTCACCACCGGCATCGAAGACGCCAACTTCATGGCGGTGTAGGGC